CAACCTTCTCTTCTGCCAGTGCCTTGCTGGCCTCACTCTGGACGAGGTACTTGGCGAGAGAACCTTCCATCGTAGCGACAGTCTGTTGAGCCTTGGCGGTTACATCGGCTACGCGCTTATCGAAATCGGCGCGCACCTTTTCCAGATCGAGCGTGATTGCCTTACCGTTCTTCTGGGATTCCAGAAACTCGGTGAACTTGTTTTTGATCGCGGTAGGAATGTCAGCAAGGTTGTTCTCATCAACCTCGATGCCGGTTTCCTTAAGCACCTCAGCGATGCCTTTGATCACATGCCGACGAGCCGCGTCCTTCTGATTGTCAGAAGTCTTCTGCTTGTTGGCTTCGGTGAGCTTCTTGAAGGTACCCGTATACGCCTCAGCAAGAGGCTTCACGGTATCGGCCAGAACCCACTTGTTGTTGGCCTTGTCTTCAACGTACAGGCCCTTGTAGGCTTCCGGAATAATCTCCGGGGTATCAACGGCGTTGTTCGCTACAAAATCCCACTCCATTGTCATCGTCTCCTTATGGTTTTATGGGTGCAGTACAGAAACACAGAAAACGTAATCACGTCAAGTTCACCACTTCAGGTTCTTCGGTGCAGTCGCCTTGGCGCTTTTGAACTTTTCAGCAAACTCCGGATTGAAATAGAGATTGCTCTTCAGCTTCTCCATACTCACGCCGGACTGTTGAGCACATTCAATATCGCTGAAACCCTTAGCCGCAGCTTCGACCGCAATCTTCTCCCATGCAGGGATGTACTTTACGACAGCCATTTTACCTTTCCAGTTTCATAGGGGTTTTGGTCTCCTCAACCACCTCTGCTTCTACATCGATAACGTTGGTGCGATCAAGAGACTCTTTCTGTGTCACCAACTTTTGCGCTTCCTGTTCCCACGAACCCTGATCTGTAATGGTGGTAGGAAGAAGGGCAATACCGATGTTCACGTTGACTTCGTTCTCAACCTTCTGACGCTCCATGAACTTGTTGGGATTATTCGCCTTGAGAAGAGTCTGCAACAGACCGTCTGAGTACTCACGGATATACATCTTTTCACCATTCTCATCCGTCATGTGTATACCCTTAAAGATGACGGGCTTCTTCACACCGATGACAGCACGGCGATAGGCTTCACCTTCCAACGCCTCGACGCCAGCGACAACGGCTTCCTTGACCTTCTCATCGAAAGTCTTGTTGCTCTTGCGGAACGAGTTGATCCACCGGGCATCAGGAAACCCTGCCATCTTGGCGCTACGAGAGATGTTACCTGTCTTGGCGAGGATATCGAGGAATAGTTCGTAACGTTTTTCTTGTAGTATCTCTCGCTCAGTAAGCGGGCGCTTCTTATTCATCATCGTCAGTCGTCCGATTCCCCATCCTCTTTCTTCACCGCATTGGCGTCTGCCTTCTTGGCATTCTTGGCCTCAGCGTTTTTCGACTTGGCATCCTCTGGATCAGCGTTGGTACCATCTTCGTTATTCGGATTGGCCCCGCCCGTTGCTCCAACGTTTACCCCGGTTGCAAACGGAGAGATGATCTGAGGCTCAGACGCAAGCTCCTTGAGGTTATCTTCAAAGCTGAAGTCTTCCGCAAGCGCACCCCGGCGGATCATCTCCTTCAGGTACTGTTGCCGCGACAGATCACGGTTACGACGAGCCTCATTGAGACTACGCAGATCAACGTCGCTGACTTCTTCCGGACCGAAATCAGTAGCAATCTTGATCGTGCCGCCTTCTTCGATGCCCATCCATTTGGCGAAGAACGAAAGCATCCGCGCCATGGCATCACCGAAGCGAGCCGTCATGTCCTGAAGGGGCGACATGGATTCAGCCGAGTCCAATGCACGAGCCGTAGCCGTCTGTCCACCCGGTCGCTTGCGTAGGAACTCCGCACCGTATGAAGCCATCTGTTGCTCCAACTTCTCAAGGTCATCGTTACCCGCCTGAATGGCCTTGCCGCTGTGCTCCACGTAGTAGAACTTTCCGTTCTCTGCACGAGTAGCCAAAAGCTGACGGGGACCAATCGCCATGACATTCTGTTCCGGTGCATCGTACGCACCAGAGACAGCAAGCATGGGGAACCGCGCCACGGTGAGAATGTTGTACTGATCAGAAGTGCTCTGCCAGTGTCGAATGTTCAGGAACGCCAAGTCCTCAAGTGGCGGGAGACCGGACATAAGAGATTCATAGTTGGCGTAAAAGGTGACCAACGGAATACGGTCAATGTCCATCTGAAAGTAATCGACCTGAATCCAGATAGGCTTGTTGTTTCGATCCTTGCCTAGCTCATAGAGAGAACAATCGACTTTGTACTTCCCGTCCAGAAGTTTGACCAGATCGTAGGTTCGAATCTGATGGGCTTCAATTTCAGTGAATCCATATGGCCGATAAGTGCATTCCTTGATCCGCACATGGACCAGAGTTTTCTCGCCGTCGATCTCCTCCTCACGCATGAAGATGACATTCTCAGGCTTGATGAAAACTGCATAGGGGCGTGCCTTGTCCTGAAGGTCATCCGCCATGGTGCGGACAGTCCCGTTATCAGGAGTGGAGGGACGAGGCATGTCAACGAACACATGCGAGAAACACTTGGCCAGCGAATCCCGGAACCAGTTTCGAGCGAAGGCGTGAAGATCATTACCCTGCTTGTCGATATCGGAAAGCAGTTCCTTGATCTCGTCCGGCACATCGTTGTTCGGTTCAAGCCTGTCAGAGAAAGGTTTTCCAACAAGCGAGTCCAACGTCAACGTGAACATATTGTAGAGCGTAGTGGTGTTCAAACGCTCGTAGTAGTTCTCATTGTCCTCGTGAGGATGCTGAGGGAGATAAACAGTACCGGCCTCGCGCATGGCCTCTGTACCGCCGAGCAACGCTTCCGCCATTGCCCATTTCGGAGCCATCTTGGCGTAAGCCTCACTTACGGTAGAAGGGTCTGACGCTTTCTCTTCTAGCTTCTTATCAACCATTTTCAATGCCTATGGGCTTGGCGGTACGGGTAAAACTATCATCTGACGCCAGTATCGTCAAACTTAGAAACTTGCCCGCCACATGCCGGGGATAGACCAGTTCAACCGATATCGTGTCATGTCGCACATATGATCTTCATATTTCGCTGGTACATCGTCCATGTTGCCTTGGTCTCGCGGCATCGTAGGTACGAACTCCAACCAGTACTTGTTACCCGCACAAACGAACAATCCCGGCTTGTCACGAGTACCATCCGGGTTAGCCTTGGCATCATCGAGATAGGTCCGCAGCATCTGCCACCCACGAATACGTGAGCCGGGAGTCTTGTCTGCCCGTTCGAAATAGATGCCTAGCTCGTTCATATCGTCAACCGGAGCGCGGCCGGTACCACGAGAATCCTTCGACCAGATTTCCGTATCGGCAGGGCCGGGTAGGACGCGACCGCGAATGCCAAGGTCTTCTTCCCGATCAAGAATACCCTTGGCGATAGCACGGGCAGAAAGCCTGATACCGGTGTTATCCTCTCCGCTTGTGCCATACCATTCGGAGAACAGAATCATGTCCCCTCTGACGCGCCCGTACTCGATCCCGTTAAACTTCAGTGGCTCTCCGCTGGATTCCAACCACCAGCCTACTGCAAACGGATGGCTCTGACCGTGATCGTACGCTCTGGTAATTCGCCACGAGCGAGGGATAGCTTTAGCTGGAAAATCCGGAATGACATGGACAGTACGATCCCACACATCGTCCACCATCCCGCCAGCATTCACATCCCATGACCCTTCTACCCAAGCCTTGGCCTGTGCAGGATTAGTAGCGGCCTGCATGATCTGCTGTTCGTAGTTGGGAGCCGAGTGAAGAAGCAGAAAGTTCTCTTTCAAGAAGCCGTGGATCGCCACGCGAGGAACCTCACCCGGAATACGGATGACCTTCGAACGCATGTGCATAAGCTGGAAACGCTTCTTGATCCATGAGTGCCCGACGCCGTACGGGTTTGTGGTAGACCGCACACGACACGGAATACCGGGAGCCGTAGGACGGCAGCACGAGAACATCAGCTTGTACGCCTTGTCGTTCTCCCACTGCGAAAGCTCTTCGAACCCGATCCATGGGTATTCGTGACCATGGTACTCCTCGTAAGCGTACTCATCTTCCAGCGGCCGAAGAAGAAGCGCCTCGCCCGTAGGCCAGATAGCCTTGTACTCGCTCTTGGATTTCAGAAAGCGAAATCCGGGAAACATATTCGGGAAGAACGCCTCGATCTTACGAACCGCGTCATCAAGGTCACCGAACGTTTTTCTGAACAGGATGCCGCGCCAGTTAGCTCCGTAACCCCGGCCGACTTCTTTGGCGAAGTCCATGAGCAACGTGAGCGTCTTACCGGGACCACGAGTACCCTCGTACAACGCTTCGAAGATTGGGCATTGAAGAAAGACCATCTGACTACCGGGAAGCGGCATCCAGTAAGGCTCTTTCAGAATCTCACCGTCTGGCGACACAAGGAAAGGCTTCCACATTTCCTTGATCTCGGTTCGGTCATTTCCAAAATCGTCTTTGGCCTGTAGTGACTGATTGTAAAGACCCCACAGCATGACCGATACAATGTCTCCGGCCTGATTGTAGTTCTGGCCGGAAATCTTGTAGTCTTTCAAAATAAAACCCCGGTCATCACTGCCGGGGTACCGAAGTTGATTGAATGTCATCGTCTAGCCCCTTGTTCGGCTTTATTGCACACATCATGCGAGCACGAACTGAGCGTTGTCAACCCTCTGGAAAAAGAGAGGGGATGTCTTTGGCTCTCCCGCAACAACCCCACTAAGGAGTTTGACGATGACAACGGGATCACATTATCGGCCAGATAGGCCCCATGTCAACCTCCTCACGACTTGGTAATGTCCTGCACGAAGATGTAGTTGGCTAGGACCGGAGTACGGCGTTTGGCGGCGGCATCGATGATCTGAATATCGTAATAGTAAGTACCGGGACTCTGGTTGGCTTTAGTGTCATCCCATGCGAACTCCACCACGCCATCCGTGGCCGGAGCGATGATCGTACCAGCGGTCTGCACCACCTGAGTCGAGATATCTACAGGCTTCTGTACCCGGTTGATTGTGAGGGTGAACGTCCAGCCTGTGATATCGACAGCGTTCCCGTCTGCATCCTTGATCCGAATCCGGTCCGGGTAAGTGTCGCCGCGAACGCGAGTGATGTTGGTCATGTCGTCACGTCCACTGTTCGGTCTTCCAAAGTCACGATAATCCCTGCTTCGTCTATTACCACATCGTACGTGGAATCTTCAACTTCGATAAGAAAGTCCACATTGGCAGCTTCAAGAAAATAGTCCGGATCGTCTACCACCACGTCCACAGATTCGACCACGGCGTAGACCGTTCCGCCGCCACCGGAGCTAATGCCGAGTCCATACGTGAGCACACTCATTGCAGCCTCTCACGGCGCTCGATCCCCTGTCCACGGTACGCCTGAGTGCCATCGGCATTTTCAAAGATGTCGCCCTGCACGAGAACGTTAGTGCCATCATTATCGAAGACCGTGAACTTGCCAGTCGTACGATTGGTGACCGCCTTGTTTCGGGCCAGCTTCAGGATCAGGCCAAGGATAGCGCCCATGGTGGCGTCACCGGAGAAGTCGGCCGCGAGTACGTTCCACAAATCCTGTGCAGAAAAGGTAGAAGTCTGGGAACGGTTGATCGTAACCGTTGGTGAGAACGCCCCATTAGGACCGGTCAAAATTGCCAGTCCCGAATCAGTACCCACTAGATTGCCGTTGATCAGCACGTCGATATCGGATTCCGGACGCTTGATACGCCAGCCAAGATCATTGCGAAGAAACACATAGATCGGAGAAATCTGACCGCCGCCTAGAGGATCGCCGCCGAACGCCGCAAAGGCTTCCAGCCAGTTACCTTCACCGCTTTGTACCCAATCTTTCCATCGAGAATAGATTTCAATCGCGGTGTACTCAGTGGTAACCGCGTCCAAGACAATCTGCTTATTTACACCGTCGAAGGTTATGGCCATCAGGGGTTCGCATACTGTCTGTCAATTTGCTGTTGCACCGGAACGGTGAGTCCGTTCTGATCGATGGAAACGTTCTTGAGGCGAACATTCTGGTATCCGAGAGACAGGATATGAATGTCTACCGCAGTGTACGTTTCATAGTCATATTGCCAAGAAAACGACCCGGACACAATGTCCTCTTGCCCGGCCAACTCTGTAGTCGTTCCGGCATCAAAGACTCGGACTTCGGTATTTGCGACCAGTCCCGTGATGGTGAGGCTTGGAGAGAACCGATTCAAAAGTTCAAATTGGATCACCACTTCCATGGGAACCCATCCGGTCACACCGACTGCCGTGGCGGCCGTGGCCAACTCAGCCGCGCTAGCGAGAG